TACGACTGAGAACCGGACAATGTCTGGTATGCGTGCTGAGATCGCTAAGGAGTTCACAGCGTACGATGTACTGAATAGTGGTGAGAATATACATCACGGTGTCTCATATGAGATGATCAACGGTGACGTTGTTTTGTTCAGTGAGCTTCGTGCTTGGTTGGATAATTATGTCAAGGAGGCAGCATGAAGACATATCGTGCGTGGTTTGAAGAGTTCGAAGTGACTTTTAGTATGTACTCATCAGAGGTACACGAGATTGGTGTGACAGAAATGGCACACTTACTACTGAAGCATGAAGGTGCTGACGTTCTGTACAGTGAAGTCGAGTGGGAGGAAGTGGCATAGTGGATACTGTAGACATCCAAAAGTCTGAAAGAATCAATAAAGTGCAGTTGAATGAAGACTACACCTATATTGGAAAGATCGGAGACATTGTTATCTATTCTTATTCGACCGATGGTGAAGAGTATCTGATCAGACTGTGCCTCGACACTGGAGGCAGGTCGATGACATGCGTCGGAGTACTCGACCTTGCAAAAGATCGTAGAGGCATATACAGCGTTATGATGGTTCGAATTGCAAAAGAGTATCAAGGATTCAACATTGCACCGAAGTTGTATCGCATGGCAATGAAGAAGTTAGGCATCTCGATATCAACGTATAGCTGCCAATCATTAGGTGGTCGTTCAATATGGACAAGGTTGTTTCAACTAAAAGATGTGCAGATTGCAGCGTATCGTCGAGGAAGTGGAACCCCGAGGAAGGTATATCCAGTCTACTTTGACGAGTATCACAATAGATTGGAAGGCGATAAAGAAACTATCTGGAAAGAAACAGGCAACTGGGAACTGGTTGCATCAGTGTAGGTGAGGAATTATGTTAGGAGTTTCAATATAATGGGTAGAAAAAGAAAGAACGATCCGTTTGCAGTCGAAGAAGTCGAGATACTTGATCCTGACTTCAAGCAACCACAAATGATCATTCAGCTTCGTAAGGTCGTCGACTCTATCGGCAATCCGAAGCCACTTCATTGGGTTCGTACTGATAATGGTCGTAATGTCTGGGTTGCTCACAAGCATGCTAAGACTATTGTCAACATCTACGATCAATTGACTAGCAAAGAAGCTACGTCGAGCGTGGTGCAAAATCGACAAGATCCTGCTATTAATGCTCGTCGTACTCGCCTCAAGCGAGAGTTTATGCAGCGTTTGCAAACTACTGTTGGTCTTCAATCTATTATCGAAGGACTACGTGCATGAGAATATTTAAAGAAATCACTGATTGGCCTGAGGTCGAGTACGATGTCAAGAACCACTCTTATGCTGTGAATGATGCAGGTAAGTGTGTTGGCTATTGCAAGACAGGTACCACTGAGTGGATCTTCTTCAAAAAGCCTAAGTTTTTTGACAGAGCTCGTCGTAAGTTTATACAGCTTAAGTCAGGAAATATTTTTAATTTATTTCACGAAAACTATGTACAATACTAGTTTTTTTTGGTAGAATGGTACTTGTAAATTGAATTGGCCGAGAATGAGAGGTGGGGTTGCAACCCGATACGGCCCAAATAGCAGATATATGACAGCCTCTCATTCACCTTAATTAGCCTGTAGGAGGGCAATATGAAAAAAGAAAATAACGTGGTTGAATTTCCAAGCCAAAACAATGATGATCAACGTGACAAAATCGAATGTCAAGCTGACGAGATTGCGGAACAAACTGCTGCCATCGCTAACCTAATTTTTGGTGAGGAGGATTAATAATGGCACATATGGTTGAAACAATGGCGTATGCTGGTGAAGTTCCTTGGCACGGTTTAGGTATCAAGGTAAACGATGATCTGTCGCCTCAAGAAATGATGAAGGTTGCTGGTCTTGATTGGTCAGTAGATCGTCATCCGATTACTACGCTGGTAGATGGTGAAGAGATCACTATCACAGGCAAAAAAGCTTTGGTTCGTTCATCAGATAACAAAGTACTCGATGTTGTAGGAGATCAGTGGATCCCAGTCCAAAATGCTGATGCATTCGAGTTCTTTGACGAGTATGTTAAGGCTGGCGGCATGACGATGCACACTGCTGGATCGTTGAAAGATGGCCAGATTGTTTGGGGACTCGCTAAGATTAACGAATCTTTTTCTCTCTTTGGCGGTAAGGATCAGGTAGACTCCTACCTCTTGCTGTCAAATCCACATAATTATGGTCGCGGTGTCGATGTTCGATTCACACCCATTCGGGTCGTTTGCAATAACACCCTGTCAATGTCTCTCGAAGGCAAAGCATCGCTCGGTATTTCTCTGAATCACAAATCAGAGTTTGATGCAGAGCGTGTCCGCCTTGCCCTTGATGAGGCATCTAAGAAGATGGAAACTTACCACGAAATGGCAGATTTCCTCTCGAAGAAGTACTACAAGCAAGCTGAACTGTTTGAATACTTTAACCAAGTCTTCCCTGTTACCACCAATCGTGCTGGTACAATGGACTTTGACGAGCTAATGAAGTCATTCCAAGAAGGTAAGAAAGCTGGTTCGCGAAACGCTCGCACTGCAATGGACATCATTAACACTCAGCCTGGTGCATCACTTGCCGAAGGTACTTGGTGGAATGCTTACAACGCAGTGACTTACATGACTAATCACACTCTCGGCAACAGTCAAGATACTCGACTACAGTCAGCTTGGTTCGGTCATAACAAGAACACGAACATCAATGCTTTAGGTATGGCAATTGAATACGCTCAAGCAGCGTAAGGGTTTGGCGGCCGAAAGGCCGCCTTTTTTACACATATAAATATTATTCCATACGGAGGAGGATTTGTTATGGAATTGATTGTTGGTTTAGTAGTAGTTGCAGGATTGGTGGCTTTTTTCTTTTGGCCGAAAGTAAGTGCGAAGATCGATGATGTGCAAGAAGACATCACCGAAGCTCGCGAAGCTGTCGAAGAAAAGTTTGAAGAAGTCATTGAAGATGTTGAAGATGCAGTGAAAGAAGCATTGAATAATCTTCCCACTAAAGCGCAACTCATGAAGCTCACAAAGGCAAAGATTGATGAACTAGCCGCAGAGGTTGGTATCAAGCTTGATCGTCGTCAGACGAAAGAGAAGATGGTTGCTGAACTTCAAAAGCAAGCTAAAAAAGCGAAACAGTAATATGTCAAAAGTAATCGACGATGCTCCGAAGGAGTTCGGAGCTCAGTCTTTTCTATTTGAAATAGAGAAGCTACGTGAGAAAGATTCGATCGATTATATGGATGCCATTTTACATTATTGCGAAAGAAACGAAATTGAGATCGAGTCTGTAGCACAATACATTCGAAAGAATCTAGTGCTCAAAGCGAAGATACAAGAAGAGGCTGAAGAGCTTAATTTTCTACAAAAGACGGCAAGACTACCTATATAATGGAACCATTTGAGGCTTACCAGAAATATCTTGCTCTCAAATTACATTTCGATTCTGAATCCTACGACTACTTTAAATATCGTGGGAAGACGAACGCGAAGTTAGACAAGTTTAATTTGAGGCAAGATCGTTTCTTTTTCCATCGTCTATCAAAGAAAGATGATCTCGAGTTGTACCTAGCCAGCAATCTGTTTGAAATTTCAGATGCATGGGTAGGACAACTCCTTGATCAAGAATGTGTTGATAGATATCAAGCAACCAAGAAACGTCATCAATCTCTGAAATATTTATTTCAGCAGGACATGTCACAGTTCGATAGCCTTGACGAGGCTCTTGTTGTAAAGAACGGTGATTACCCTAAGATACTCAACATGTATAATAGAAAGGAGATCATGCCTGAAACCATGGTCATTCTGAATGCTACATGCAGGGTATTCTGGTATTGGAAAGAGAATATTTCTGATACTATTATATGGCCGAAGACAATGAACAAGCTGTTGAAGTATCAGCCGTTTGTCAAGTTTGATGTGGAAGATTATGTTGAACTCGTCGGGCAGCTATATAAATAGATGTACTATCATGAAGTTTTATGGTAGGATATACTTGTTATATGATGAATACTGTGAATAAACTGTTAATACATTCGCATACAAGGAAATACATATGGATTTTGCAACATTAAAATCAAACCGTAAGTCGTCATTCGACAAACTTACAGCAGCCGCAGAGAAAGTAGCGGGCAATCAATCACAAAGCACTGGTCCAGACGAGCGCTTTTGGAAACCCACAGTCGATACAGCAGGTAATGGTTCTGCCATTATTCGATTCTTGCCTGCACCCTCAGGTGAAGATGTGCCTTTCGTTCGATATTGGGACCATGGCTTCCAAGGCCCTGGTGGTTGGTATATCGAGAAGTCACTGACTTCTATTGGTCTCGACGATCCTGTCGGTGAATACAACTCTAAGTTGTGGAACTCTGGTCTTGAATCAGACAAAGAGATTGCACGTAAGCAGAAGCGACGTCTTCACTATGTGTCTAATATCTTGGTCGTCTCTGATCCTGCCGCACCTCAGAACGAAGGCAAAGTCTTCCTCTATGAGTACGGTAAGAAGATCTTTGATAAGATCAATGACCTCATGCATCCAGCTTTTGAAGATGAGGATGCAATCAACCCATTTGATCTGTGGGAAGGTGCCAACTTCCGCCTACGCATTCGTAAGGTAGAAGGTTATCGTAATTACGACAAGTCAGCATTCGACTCTCCGTCTGCTGTGTCTAACGATGACAGCGAGCTTGAAACCATTTGGAAACAGGAACATGGTCTTGCTGAGTTCCTCGATCAGAAGAACTTCAAGTCGTATGAAGAATTGCAACAGAAGTTGATGCGTGTGCTTGGTGGTCTGCAGCCTGATAGTGTAGCAGAAGATGTACCTGATGCATCACCTGCGGCTCCTCAGGTTGCTCCAGCTTGGACACCTCCAGTAGCTGAAGCAGAACCAGTAACAGAAACAACAACGTCATTTGATGACGATGATGAGTCACTGGATTTCTTTAGGAAGCTTGCTAACGAATAATGCTTGGGAAGCTTGGGCCGTAGATCTTCAAAAGCGCGAGTCATGCAGTAGCGCGCGGGTCTACGGCCCTTTTTTATGTCACCGCGGAACGACTAAGAAACGGATCAATTGATCTAAAGGTAGGTGTAGCACTTTCATATCTAATTGGTGGTGTAGTACCTGCTGGGAAACTATCTCTTTGAGCTTTTTGTACTTGTTTCATAACGATAGGCATGATAGTAGACATCTGAGATTCAACGCTATGATCTACGAGTGTTTCTAGTTTATTCGAATTATCAATATCAGTTGTTAAGAATTGCTCTATCGGAATGCCCGCTATTTCTGTCGAAATAGGAACTAAGGGTTCTACATTTTGATATATTTCTGTATTAGGAATTATGAGTGGATCTGTATTTTGTCTTTCTCTAACTGCGTTTTTAAATATATTTTTATGTATACTTGTTAAACCTTTCTCGCCGACGACGGCCATCAAAGCTTCATCTAAATCTCTACCGTATTGTTTTTCGTATTCCTTTGATAAATTTTGATATTCGATCATATCTTCAACATCATTGAACGCGCTAAGAATATCTGTGTTGTCTTCTGGTACATTGAAAAATCCTTCGCCTAATAATTCACCTAACAATGCAACTCGATTTACTGGTTCTTCTGCATATACATTCTCTTTTAGTCCCGCGGGCCCGCGACTGCGCCGGCGCGTACTTTGTATTTCTTGACTATATTTTGAATGTAATTCTTCAGTAGAAATAGAATTTTCTATGGATTCATCGCGAGATCGATATCCTGTGATAACACCCAATTCTGTATTATCTTGAATAATATTACCTAAACCTAAACCCACAGCCGTCGCTGTCAATCCTGCAGCTATGAGATGGGCTCCGGGTACACCCAACATAGCTGCACCTGTCGCGACTAAAGCTGCATTACTAACATAACCTGTTACTCCTTCTTCGAAATATTTTTCATAAGCATCTATAACTGTATCTATAGGTGTTAAATCATCTTCTTCTGCAATGTCTTCATTTAAAAATCTTTCATCATCGGCTGCATCTAGATCGTCCATTTGTTGTTCGATGATAGCTTCTGCTTCTTCGTCGACTTCTGGTTCTTGTACATCATCAGTCAACATTGCAGCGACATCATCAGCAAAAAGAGATATAGCTCCGAGAGTTGCTATCTTTAAACCTCTCATCGCGAGAGCAGATATCTTATTATATGCAGAGAGAGCGACTAAAGCAGAGGCACCTATAATAGCAGCTTTAGTTTTAGAAAATCTACCGGATTCTACATCTTCTTCATCTCTTCTTCTTTCATTAGCTCTCTTTGTCGCGGCATTTGCATTTATAGCAACGCCCAATTGTTTTGCTAAATGTTTAAGAGTACTATCGAGTATAAAAACACGTTTATACAAATCATCCATTCTGCCGTTCAATCTATCAGTAATACTAAACAGCGTGCCTATTTCAGCAATACGAGCTGGTATCAATGTACCTGATTCTATGAATGGATAACCTCCTTCTTCATCTAATTCTATATCTTCGACTACAACAATATTAGATGCAGAAATGGCTCTTTCTTCGTTTGGTTCTCTTTCTATACTTAACGCAGCATGGAGAGCAGCTACAAAACCTGTTGCAGCTGCAGATATATCGATAAATGGATCATCGCCCGGGGCTTTTTCTGTAACTGTTTGTTGTGGTTGAGGAGAGGCATTATCAACAGCAGCGTCTGTAGCATCTTGAGATTTATCGGCGCCTTTCATTAATCCGCCGAACAAACCTCCCAAAATACCAGCCCCCATCGTTTTCGTCAGACCGGTTTTAAATCCTTTAGTTTTATCAGCAATATTTTTCTTGCGCGCAGCGGTTTGTGAAGCCGATTTATTTTTAGCTTTTTGGGTTTTAGTTGCAGCAGTCGCGGGTTTTTGATTTGGAGATTTATTTTTCTTGTGTTTCTTTTTTAATTTTTTGACAATTCGTTTTAATCTTTTAATATTAAGTTTATTTTTGGCAATCTCCTTGCCTATAACAGCCGCGCCTCCTAATAGTTTTATTGCCATTGATCGCCTATCTCTGTTTTATCTTTATTCTTTTTCTTTTCTATCTTCTCGACAATCATCTCGAGAAATAGGTCTCGTTCGAATGGAATCATATTCTCAACTTCGGTAGTCGAGAAATTGTGATACTGAGTTATATTGAAGGTCAACTTGTAGTGTGAGTACAAGTCCATATAACTCAGTCCAACATAAAAAAATCGTTCAGATTCCTAAATACTGTTTTCTTTTCTTTTCCTTCGCTGTTCGTATAAAATACCGCATGCTCGATCTTTGGTAGATTCTGAAAGAACTTAGCAATCTTTGCATATGATTCTACAGGCAAAGCTTCGAGAAAATCATCTTGTACTTCTTTTGGTTCTGATGTCCATGCGTACGTGTCTTCTTCATCAAACACATAATCAATACACTCTTTTACAAGTTCATATGTGATATCGCTAAGACTCGTCAAATTTGAGATCTTATCAGAAATCTTTGGCGTCGGATATTTCAT